AACGCCGGTCAATGTGTTGGCATTGACGCTATCAGATAGCGTAATTGACAGATCAGATGCGCTTGATCCGTTCCATGAAAACGGCACATTGGCACCAGACGGCACAACTACTGTCACGTTGTTGAACTCAATATGCTCTGCCCTGCCATTGGCAAGGCCGGTTTTCTTGCTAACGGCTGACCCGCTGTCGATCTGGTAAAACGTGCCGTTCGAGCCAATCGCCAGCAACTGCCGGTTTGCGCCTGCGTTATGCTCAATTAGCGTTTCAACATTACCGCTGCCAACGCCGGTACAGAATGATGTGTAGCCATCGCGTAATGTGACCTTTTCCACAGTTGGGAAAAAGTTGGACATAATCAGCGCATCTGTCGGCGGCATCGCATCAATGCTGTCACGGCTGTTTAGACCGCCGACAGGGGCTGGCACAGATGCCGCTTTGACGCGGTATCCTCTACTTGTTGGCAGTGCCGCTAACATCAGACCGCACCATAGCCGCTATCAGGCAGATTGTAGCTGTATGGGCTGACCAGCAAGCGTCTGGCATCATCAAGGCTAATGACCGGCGCACCGCCTGCGCGGCTGATGGCTTGGCGCAGTTCTAGCTGGTACTGACGGAAATCCTCATCATATGTCAGGCCGTGGTTCTGCTTGAAACGCCATGTGACACCCATTTCCAGCAAAGTCTCATCAAGGATGCCGACATCAGTATCTGCCGCCATAGCAGCCTGTGAGGTGCCGCCGCTGGTCTGATTCCAGTGGCTGCTGACATATTCAAAGCCAATAGATTCGGCTGACGTAGGTGTTGGGGTAATATCAAACTTGAGGACATTACTTGACGGCTTGAAACGGAACTTTTGCGTAATGCCTGCGCTAGCAGTCCCGTAACGGTCTTGCTGAAATTGCTGCGGTGTGATTGGCCCGATCATCTGATCCAGATCGGTGCGGTTGTACATTGTAGAGCCTACAGACCGATCAAAGTCTGTTGGTAACGCATAGCTCTGGGTGCCATTGACCGTGTTAAAAGTATGTTCCTTTAGCAAAATCGGCCAGTTGCTGGCACGCATAAGCTGCTTGCCCTCGCGGTTGATAAAGGCAAATAACTGACGCGCTATCGGGTCAGTATTGCCAACCACCGTGGTCGGGCGCTCGAAGCCGGTAAAATCAGCTACGTTCTGCGCTATCGTTAACAGGCTCATTCGTTACCCCTTCTGCCAAGGTCTGTGCCGCAACGGCAACCTCAACAACTAGATCATCTTTTTTCTTGCTAGCCTCAACTTGCAGTTTGGCAATCTTGGCAAGCTCAACGTAAGGCTCACCAATGGCACGCAGCGCAGTTTCCTGTGCTGCTGCTAGTGCTTCAATCGTTTCAATGTCGTGCAATTCTAGTTCAGTCCGGCGCGGCTCTGTCATCCCCGGCAGTTCTGCCAAGCCAGTGCCTTTTGTGCGCGGCTTTTTCTTTTTGCCTTTGTACGCTTTCCATTCGTCAGGAAAACGCTGCAAATCCTCTGGTCGTGCTGGGCCTTCCCATATGTCCCGCACACCGGCTATTTCAATGCGGCAAAAGTCACGCTTTTGGCCGTTAAGTTCTCTTTCGAAAAAGATGCCTTTTTCGCTCATTCAATCCTCCCGATTGCATAGAAAAAGGGGGCGAGTTGCCCCGCCCCCAATGTTTTACATGGGGAAATCGCAGATGATTTCCTTGTCTGACGCATCCCCAGCATAAGCCACGACAACGCTGGTCACATCGGCGGTAACATCTAATTTACCATCCGAACTCCCGGTCGCCGTTAAAGGATCGCCATCTGCGCCAGCAGTTAGTGCTGCTGCCATAGTTGCCATGCCTTTGATCTGCACCCAGCAATACTGGCCATCAGTTGGCGCTGATTGCAGAATGCCTGCACCGATTTCAATTGAATCGGACAGATCAGACGTTACCTTAAACAGCTTATAGCCATCCAAAGTGTAATAATAACAAGCGTTCCCGCTTGCTGCTGCCACGCTTCCACTGCCAGTGTCATACTGGACGTATTTGTAGATGCGTGTACCGCTGGTGTCGTCAATGATCGCACCAAGCTGACCCAACTGAAATTCAGGGGTGTCAGCAACTGCTGTGGGGTCAATCCCCATTACTGCTGCAATAGTCATTACAATTCCCCTTCCTAAGTGTGGATCACGCCTTGGAGAGCGCGGTTTGAACAAGTCAGATTTCCTGACCAGAACATTGGCGTTACCATAGCGTCTTGGTTGACGGACATTTTTGCTTCACCCGGAACGAAATCCCTTGCAGCGGCTACTTCCAGACGGAGATAGTCAGTGTTTAGGAAATACATCCGATTGGTGTTACAAGCTGAATCAAACACAACATCGCTGTTTAGGTACTGCAATGAGGTGAATCCAGAGTTTGCCATATCGTCACTGGTAATACGCTGGATAGCCTGCAAGCTGCCCAAAAATGCTGTATCGTTTACCTTCAATCAGGGTCGCTAGCCCTAACCCGCCTTTCGGCTGCCCTGTCTTTCGATATTCAGGGACGAGACTATATCATCACCCCGTTGGGGTGCTGTGCGCTTCGAGCCGCTTGGCTCTACTCCATAAAGGATAGTCGTTGAACCTTCCCCGTTTGGGGCTTGGCTGCTGATTACCATATCTTTCGACTTAGGCTTCCCAGCAATTCACACAGTTTGCAATGCAGATTGCTCTGCAATGGCCCTAGTGCATTAAGGCATTTGTGCCAGCCATGACAAGATCAGGGCTGTCAGCGCCACGAACAAGCGACAGATAAATAGTATTCATATCTGATTGCACGTTAGCGACTGAGAAAGCACTCGATGTTGCAGTGGTCTGTTGGTTTTGCCAGAAAGTGTAAGTTGATGAGTTAATCCCGCCAACGGTTCCTGTTCCGGCATCTGCTACGATTAGCTGCAAGCCACCAACCTCTTTGCCACTGCTTCCTGTCCCATCAGAATATAAACTGACGCTGAGACTATTCATAAGTGACTTTTCGAGCACGTTGATGCGTGCCTCAAGAAGATTGATGAGTGCCTCTGTGCCTGAGTTTTTGACTTGCTCAAGACCAGAGATTGTGACGTTACCAGCAAGCTGACGATATTCGTACACGGCTGCACTGAGTACGTCTGAGGGTGAAACATCAAGTGTTTCATAACCGCTATAGAACTGCACGGTTCCATTATCGGCATATTCAAGTTCACGGACAATGTCGCGTCCTGTGACAGACGTTTGATTGCCATTCTCGCGCAAGCGCCGCAACAAAGCGTTGTGGTTGCTCACGTTGTCCGAAAGTGTCTTACTACGATTTCGCAGCGTAGTTGTGACGATTTCGGAAAGATTTGGGCTGGCCATTGGCTAGCTCCTTCCATTTTCCAGTTGTCTAATTGACGCATTGATTGTGTCACGAATAGACGCATTTGCTGGAAGCGCAGGCGCGGCTGGGGTTGCACTGCCTCTGACCTTTGACCTTGCTGCTTTCTTCGCCTTTGCAACAGCTTCGGTTTTCACATTGTTCTGTGATTCCGCTGCCGCCATTGCCTTGACTTGCTCTGCACGTAATTCCGGGTCGGCATAAACCGCCATCTCATACGCGCTGTTCAAGTCCTTGGCATTTTCAGAACTGATCAACGAACCCATCACGCCGCGCACTCTTTCAAAATGCGGGTGCTTTGGATTGCCGTTTGCATCAGTTTCTGCTGCGAATTGGTCAATGAGAGACTGTGTGCTTTGCTGCACATGGCTCTGCTGCTGTGTCTGTTGATTTTGTATGAAGCCAGTTAGCTGGGCAACTTGTTGCTGCAACTGTTTCACTTGAGGGTCTGCAAATTCATCCTCAACCGCTGGATCGTTACCGATTGCGCCAATATCCACGCCATACTGGTTTGCAAGCCAAGCAATAGCGTTTTGAGGGTCTTTCCGCAGATAGTCATGGGCGGCTAACAGTTGCCTGACAGCCCCCACCTCATCCATACCAGCACGCTCAAAATCGCTTTTGTGCGGCTGCATGATTTCGTCAAACGCTTCCTGTCGCTTTCGATACTGCGCCACGGCTTGCGTTTTCTTTGTATAATCGCCTTCTAAATCCTTATAACGCTCCATAAACATATGTTGCGCTGGTGCCTCTAGGGCTTCGAATTTAGCGGCAAAATCTTTCGGCCAATGGTTTGGCGCTGGTAGTGGCTCAAGATCGGCGCTGTCTTGCGTTGCTTCTTCGCCCTCATCCTCATTAGCCTCATCAGGCTCATCAGTTTCATCTTGGCCGTCTGCAATATGCTCCGGCAGCGGTTCGGCTTCATCTGTTTGCTCATTAACCTCATCGGCCTCGCTATCAAATGATTCTAGTGTTTTCGCCAGTGTTTCCGCTACGGTTTCGGGCCTCGCTGGCTCCGCTGCTGGGGTTGTGGCCTCAACTTCAGGAGTGCTATCAAGCTGCATTTGGTTTTTCCTTTAACTAAATAGTTTGTTTTGCTCGTTGCCGATTTCGACAAAATTATTGCGCCGCAGGAACTCACGATGCTGTGAACGGCTGGTGATCCAGCCACGATCTTTCATGTTCTGATACGGCTCTATGTCGCGGATAAGAGAAAGGCCAACGTTTCCGCTGGCCTCTGACTTTTCGACTAATTTACCGTCTCTGTAGACGAATGTTTTTTTGCTCATCGCATCAGCATCCCTGCCGCCACCTGACGCATTTCTGCGTCCATCTTGCGCCGTGGCCTGTTAAACTGACCCAAGCTACTCATCAAGTCAGGGAATATCTTGGACAGCACCGCCGCTAGTGGGCTATCGAGTGCCTCGCGCACAATCTCTTTTTCCTGCTCTGATAGCGCCTGATAGGCGGCATCAGCAGCATCCAGATCAATTTCCATTATCTAAAGTCCCTTGGGTTTCCGAATAATCCTAAGTCTGGCGCAGCTTGGCCGGGCATCTGCATATTGCGTGTTTGCAACAGATCAACCAGCGTGCCGCCCGCATATCCATATGGCTGGAATAAATTATTCTGGCCTGAATAGAGGTAATATGGATTTTGCAGATAATTGACCGCCAGATCGTCAATCTGTTCTGGCGTGATTGTGCCGGGGTCTACTGGTGCGTCTGGCTGTTGAGCAGCCATCTGATTATTGCTTTGCTGATTATCGCCCGAACCTCTGTTGTTGTTAGCAGTCCCACGGACGAGGTCTTGATACAACCCAGTGTAATTAGGATCATTCATGCCGCTGTAAACGACACCGCCCAATGCGTTCATGCTCAATGTGCCGGGGCCAGCCCGCACGCCAGTCACAGCGCCAGTTTGCGGGTCAATTGTGCCTGTTTGCGATGTCTGAGCTAATCGCTGCATTTGCCCAAGATTGAAAGCTGCCGAATCAGCCGCATCTGGCGCATTGAAAAGATTACCTAATATTCCACCAGACAATATCGAACCAATAGCCGTTCCGGGTGCGGTGGCTCGCGGGTCATTAGGGTCAGGGGTGCCATACCGGGCATCATAAACATCAGCGAAGAAGCCGCTTTCTGCATCCCTGCGCCCTGCTGCTCCCTGCACAGTATTGCGTGCATCGGTGCCGCCGTTTGCATATGATTGCTGCGCGGCTTTGTTTACAAGTGCTTCAACGATTGCGGCCTGTTCTGCATTGCCTGATCCCGGCATTGACCCCGCTGGTATGCCGCCACCTGATGGGGCAGCAAACGGATCAGGCGCACCAGCAGATGGGGCTAGCATTTGCCGGTCTGTCATTGACCTCGCTGGTATTCTGCCACCTAACGGCGCAGCGGTGCTTGACCCAGTAGGCATTGATTCAACAAAGTTTTGTATTTCTAACTCGTCACGTTGAGATATTTGGTTTGGAATTGTATTCGCCGCCGGATTGCCAAGCGTCACAATATCTAACATTGTGTCGCGTGGGCTGTTATCGTCACGATTGCTTTGATTGTTGGAGCCTTGCGAAAAGTTACGCCCTGCTGCGGCTGGTGGCTGATTAGTGCGGCCTCGCTCTACACCACGGTTTGAATCACCGCCACCACTAGGGCCGTCACTCTTATAGCAAATTCTGTTTTCGACTAAGTTACCGAACACCACAATTTCCCCTTATGAAGCCTATTAGCGCGTCCAATTACGCCCTTACCAAATATTGCGCGTAAGTGCGCACGGCCCTCGCGCACAATCTCTCTAACGCCGCCATAGGGCGCTATAAAGTCGATCAGCCACAGGCTTTCGCCAGCCTGCCAATCGTCTGGTTGCAACTTGCGTGTGCCATCAAGATAACCTTGCTCCGCATCTTCATTGAGCATTGCCCAAGTCAGAAATGCCACTGGATGGCTTTCAACTTCCCAGATGCGAAACTGCTGGGCTGCAACCGGCGGCAGAATTAGCCGGTGTATGTCAGCCACCGTGTAATTCTCATGCTCATCACTCTGGCCCATTAGCCAAGTCATTTTGCCAACTGCTTCAATGTTCTTCATCCGTTTGTCACCACCTTGGCTGCATCAATTTCCAGCTTTTGCTGCTTAAAGTCGGCATCCTGCGCGGCTTTTTGCTGATCAAGCTGCAAGCGTGCAACTTTGACTTGTGCATCGGCTGCTGCCTGCTGTGTCTGCGCCTGCACCTTGGCGGCTTCCACCTCGATCAGTTTGTCTTGAGGCGTTGGCCCTGATTCCTGCGGTGCCTCAATGCTTTCCAGACTTTCTTCCAAATCTCTTGCGCCGGGAAAGGCTCTGGCGGCAAATAACAGCATTTGTTTGGCCTGCTCAAAGCCTACAGCGCCAGATGCCACCAATGGGCCAATGGCCTGCAAAAACTGCACGGTGGCTGTCAAAAACTCTGTGCGGCTCTTTTGTTCTGTTGCAGAATCCATTGCGCTGGATTCATCAGTATCCACCGACACGCGATATGAGCGCAGCCGGTCATCCCGCATCACAGCAACAACCTCTGGTGAAATCTCAATGCCGGTTATGCGCGAGAGTAGTGACGGCTCAAGGTTTTCGACCAGCAACTCTGCTTTTAGTTCCATGATCTGGTCTAGGAACTGTTCTACACGCCGTTGCCGGTTGACCAGACGCATGGCACCAAACTGGCCCTTGATGCGCTGCGCCGTGGCTGTCTCACGGCTGGCCGACTGACCGCGCATGATATCTGAGATGCCGGTAATCTCGTAAATGGTTTGCACCACGATCTGGCGCGATTGATATAGCTGGGCTAGCGCCTTGATCAGATTGTCCAGCGGTGCTTCCTGCATGACATTGGCAAGACCGCCGCCAGCCTGCAACATGGCCATGTTGTCCACCGGCACAAATTCATTGTCGCTGGCATTGGACAGGCGCTGCAACTCGCTAAAGCTGGCATCGTAGACGCCGCGCCGTTTCAGGGCTTCGGTTAGATTGGCAATGCGCTGTGTGATCAGATCAAGCTCGAATAGCTGATCTTCATAGGTCAGTATCTCTGGCACCGGCACCGTTGTGTCTGTCGTGCTGATGGCATAAAGCGGCTCTGGCATTGGCCAGAAGCCCTCTAAATTGTAAGGATCATCAAATTCTTCCAGCAACTCATTGAAATCAGTGGCAACAAATATCTGCTTCAGGCTGCGCTTGTCCCAGATTTCATAGACCTCTGCCATGTCTGGCTGCTGGTCATCATCATAGCCGCCAGCATCCTCACCGCGATAGGTCAGCGGTATTTGCTCACCCTTTGCGCCGTAATAATCAACCAGTTCTTGGCGGGTCATCAGGTGCCTGAAGGCAATCCAGTTAACATCTTCCCAGCTTCTTGCCGGGGCCATTGTGAAATCCTGCCAATGGACATATTCACAGCGTATTGACTGCTCACCGATATACTCAATCGGCGCACCCTCAATATACGGCCCCTGCGGCCCGACCTTGACCATGTTCTGATCAATCTCGCTGCCATCAGCGCCAATGAATGCTTGGCCGATAGGCACCTCGCCCATCTGACCGGGCGCAACCTCGCCCACGCCCATGATCCTGTTTACTTGCACAGGAATGCGCTCCGGCTCACCCTCAACCAGCAATGGCTCATATGTCATACGCATCACGCCGCGTCCGACAATCAGCATATCCTCAATGACGCGCCTGACCGCACCGTCAAAATTGTAAACATCAAGCTGGTACTGCAAACCACGTTGCAGGACAGTCGAAATAATCCGGCCAATGGGGTCTTGGTCTTTGAAACGGCGTGTGACACGCGGCTTTGGCGTTTTGAAATACAAGCTGGATTTCAGCGTATCGACATTGCTGTAAAAGATGTTCATGCGTGTTTCGCGTGTTACGCGATCCGGCGTGTCATCTCTGTAGCGGTCAATGATGTTGTAACAGCGGTCATGCCAGTTTTCCTCGAACCGTCTGGCACGCCTGATTTGCTCATTCCAATACCGCGCACGTTCCCCCTTCTTGGTGGGTTCGCGGTCATAATCATAGGATTCAGCCATTAAAGTCTCCAGCCCTGCGGCTTGCTTGCGTTATCCAGCCCAGCCATCATTTCGTCCACTGTCGGTGGACGCCACGGGTCATCTTCTATTTCCGGCGCTCTGCGCTGCCACGGTCTTGCCATGCAAGCGTATCTGATATCGTCAGCCGCATGATCTTCTTGGGTGGTGTCGATATCCTCGACCCGGTGCTTGTCGTGCGTAAGTACCGGCAGCGTTCTGATTGTGTCCGTACACTCGCTAAAAACATAAAGCATTGGGATACCATCATCACCTATCAGGCGCTGTCTGACCTGATCCCATCCACTAATACGACTGTTATCTGCACGGCGAAACTTTACACCCATCTTGGACAGGCGCTCACCAATCGATGGCCCACCGTCAAATTTCCAGATGCTGGGATCGCCCACACTAAAATCCAGACGCTCATGGCGCTCACGGCTGCGAATACCGGCACCGACTTCCTCTGCGGTCATCCGCAGGCCCACATTCGGCCTGCCTGATGAGCCGTACCATTCGCGGTAACGGATCAATGCACCATCTGGGTATTTATCGTGATCATCTGCCACAGCCCACCAGCCCACGCTAAATGGCGAGGCGCTGCCCCAGTCAAACGATCTGAATCTTGTCCAATGCTGCGGTATTTCAAACGGCTTGATAACATGCAGATCACGTTTCCAGACATCGCCAAAGAATGAGCCAACGACCAAATCCCAATCGCCTTCACGCAAGGCGCGGCCCAGTTCTTCTGGCAATGCGCTAAAGCTAGAGGCATAGGACGGATCGATATATTTGTTGTCCTGCATTTTTGCAGGGATATACATGGTCAGCCAGCCACGATCCTTGTCGTTGTTGGGATCGCGCATGGTGTGATCATAGAAATAACTTTCTGCCGGTGCAGGGTCGATATAGAGCGCCTTTAAGAAATTATGGCTCTGACCGCCGGGGTTGGCTGTCATTACCAGCCTTGGCAGCAAATGGCGCTGGCTTTCCTTTGGCGCAAAATTGCCAAGGCGCATCCGGCTTTTTATGTAGCCCAACTGATACGGCGTCATCTGCCCAGCCTCATCGACTAGGGCAATATGTATCTCTGTTCCCTGAATACGGTCACAATCGCTGTCACGTTCCAGATACTGGAACTGTATGCTGCTGCCGTTGTAGAACTCGTATCGCTTGCGCGTCTCATTAAAGTTGCCAAGCTCTTGAGGCATCTCTTTCTTCAACGGCTGTATATGATTGCTATCAAGCTCTGGCAACGAGCGCCTGAATATAAACGCCTGCAAGCCGGGGTTCTCTAGGCAAAAGCCTATAACGTCCCACCGTCCTGAATGTGATTTGCCACCGCCAGCCGCACCGCCGAACAATATCTGCTTGGCATGGCATTTATGAAGCAGCGCCTGTTTAGGCTGCGGCTCGTAATCCAGCACAATTGTTTTCTGGGCCATTGAAACCTGACTTTTAAAATAGTACACTCATCTGCTACAATCGGGAGCCAAACATGAGCGACAACGCGCCAAAGCGATCATTCATAATGACCAATATTTACGAACTTATTGAGGGCGCACTGCCTAATGGAAATGCTGACTTAACGCCTGAAATGTATGCAAAGTTAGAAACCATTGACTACGCGCTATGCAACGCCTTAGACGTTGACCGTCAAGCGCATCCAGACCCAACAGCCTAGTCAAATAGTCCTTTAATAAAATTTTCTCTGAATAGGGACAAATTGTCGGCAAGTTCTTGTGTAACAGGCTCCTTAACAGAGCTAATTTCAAACGACCGTCTATCACCTAATTCTGGTATGCCTTGCGCCCTTCTGTTTGCGTAAAAGCTGGGAAAAACCAGCCGCCTTGGCACAGGGACATCAAATCCCCCCACTTCATCAGCTTTTATTATTGAAGGGTATGTTTTGTGTATTTTTGGTGACCCTTCAGTAACTACGCCTTCAGGATTTAATCGTAAAATCGTACTCCCTGTTGGGTTCGCGCCACCAGTTGGATCGTTAACACCATATCTTAAATCATCTGCTGCAACAGAGGAACGTATTGAAGGAAGGTCTGGGAACCCAGCGTCCCGATAGGCGCCCTTCTCCATAGTGTCAGCCATCAACTTTCGCACGTTACCTTTGCCGGGCTGGTACAGATAAGTTTTCAACCGTTCACTGCCTATGCCCGGCCAATCCTTGTCAGTTTTTCGCATTTCTGCGTCAAACTTTTTTATATTCTTTTTTGCAATTTTAGAACTAGGCAATAATTCAATAATTGTGTCAGCTACATGGTGGGAGAAATCTGCTGACCTACCGCCCATTGCAGAATAAACGCCGTAAACAGGGTTTCCTTCAGCGTCTAGAACGCCTTTACGAACACTAGACAAAACTGCTTTTTCAGACGCCCAACCAGCTTTTGCGTCTTGCGCTGCTTTTGTGCGTGCAAAGTCACGTCCACCTTGCAACAAAACTGGGTTTTCTAATTGTTGTTCATTAACAGCAGTTAACATTTTGCCAGCCGCCGTGCGATCACCCGGTAGGGCAACCATTGTGCCCCCAACCATCTGCTGAGGATCAGTAGTGGCTGTTTTAGCCAAATTCTCTGTAGGCTTGTAACTGGCCGACATTTCGTCCAGCGGAACACGCACCTTCGCAAGATTTAAATAACCGGGGTCATCTTTCGCATCTTTAGCAGCATCTCTACCAAGGTTGCGCGCTAATGTCTTAATCTTAGCTGCCGACATCGCCAACGCGCCATCAGGCACAGCATTTTTAATTAAGTTAGCGCCAGTTACACCAAAGCCTAAAACTGACAACCCAATATTATTGACCTCATCAATCACGCTGTCAGGCAGTTTGCCATCAATGGGCACATAGCGCGGATCGCCCTGCATCGCCCTGCCAACAGTCTGACCCATACCCCTGACGCCCTGTGCAATGCCTTGCACTACTTGCGGGAATGCTGGGACAATTTCACCCTCTGGTGTGCGGCCTAATGGCAACAAGATGCTGCTTTCAACATCCGTGTCACCCATCAAAGCATCGCCAAGGCCATTGAACAGGCCCGCATAGTCAGACGCTGCTGTAGGCTGCTCAATGTCAGCCATCGATGGCCGCATCTTGCCACTCATAAACCGGCTATCGCTAAACGGATCAGCACGCGCATCTGTCATCAGCTTCTGCGCCATCATGCGCCGCGCAAAGCCCTGTGGCTGTTCTGCCATCAGATCGCTACCGGCTGCGGCACAAAAAGGTCTAGCTGTTTGTAGGCATCTGCAATGCGCTCACAAGCAATATCAAAATATGTGGCATCTTTTTCTATGCCGATAAACTTGCGGCCCATTTTAGCGCACGCAACGCCTGTTGTGCCACTACCCATAAATGGGTCTAAAATCACATCCTCTTTTGTCGAATATAATTTGATAATTTTTGAGGCGAGTTCGAGAGGAAATTTGGCAGGGTGATCATCATTTTTTCGGACGCTTTTAATTTCCCAAATTGACCTACTTCCCCACTCTGACCACTCATTTTTGGTCAACTTCGATTTATCTATTTGTGTTTCTCCGGGTTTCCAAAAAACATAGATGTCCTCCCATTCATCAACACTTTTATAACTGCCGTTTGTCCATCTACTATTTGCCCAACTTGGGTCTTTTTTCCAAATTCTATGATCATACAAATACAATCCAGCATCGTAAGCAAATTGTTCCAAGTCTGACCCAGATAGTCTAACTCGGGTTTGAGGCACATATTTACCACCTCTGATGTTCGTTCCATTCAATCGGCGATCAATCGTCTGTTCTGAGCAACCTAATAATTTCGCCAAAGCATTTCTATTGGCATTGGGATGTTTTTCTTTCATCTCCAAAACCATCTCACGAGTTACCGTATGTTTTTTTCCAGAAATGTTATTACTAGAAAACTTTGGTATTTTTTCATCTTCAAAGCATTTTATATCAGCAATGTTTATTACTAAAAAACCGCCCGGTTTTAGAACTCTGAAATGCAGTTCGATAACTTCCCTAAGTAGTGTTCTCCATTCTTCAAAAGATAAGTGTTCTTCATATATTTTGCCTACGAAATAAGGTGGCGACCAAAGACTTAACGAGAAAAAATTTTCGGGAACAAACTCGAGCAATTCCGTGCAATCGGCTAAATAAAGCGTGGTGCAGTAGCGCTTGTCTCTGGAGAGCATATCTGCGCCAGAGCCGTCTATGAACTCGCGCCTGTCGCTGCCATCAAAAGGCGCTATGTCGATAATGCGTGGCCCTGCGTGCAACCTGAACTCCTGTGAACTGCAACCTGAGAAAGCTGATATTTGTAGACGGGGGCGTGATTGTATATCGCCTTCGCCTTCGCGCCGAGGCGGGGGCTGGGGGTTGTGGCCGGGGGCGGTCAGAATCCAAACTGGCTATGTAGTCCAGAGGTCTGTGCCGCTGTAACGCAACCCTGCCAAGGCTTTGCACTAGCATTGCCGTTGCTTGTTATAGCTTTGTTATAGTTTAGCTGCCCGGCGTTACGTCTATGACCTCTGGCTCGTCACCGCGCACAATGTTGATCTGTACCGCTACACCGCCGCCTTTGCCGCTGTCAGAGCCAAACGTGGCCCTCTGCGTGCGTTCTAAGTACCAGCTATCGGCTCGCCAGTCCTTTTCTCCAGCTTTTCCAATGCGCTGCACCCTGAGAGCGACCGCCGCGCTTTCTGCGGCGCGTGCCTTCGCACTAAACTCACGATCCTCGTTCATCCATCGTGTCAGCGTGTTCTCATGCACCCCGACTGCTTGTGCTGCATGAACCTTTGGCACGCCATCACTAAGCAATTCAAGGACTGCGTTGCGCTTATCATCTCTGTCAACGACCACCGCTTTCGGTTGCGCTGATGCAACCGCAACTGGTTGCGCGTCAGGTTGCACTGGTTGCGCTACTTGGTTGCGCTTGTGCAACTCTCTACGCACTGCCATTGTGCGATCCTTGCCGCGTAGCCATTCTTCACGTTTGCACCGCTTCTGGATGGCCTGCCTTGATACGTCAAAGTCCTTGGCTACGCTCGTATAGCCCTCACCGGCTAGCACACGCGCTTTAATTGCAGACCAATCAACAAGTGATGGCTGAAACTTTCTCATAGGATTTCCCGGTGGTTGCACTTGGTTGCACTGGTTGCTGCAACCGTAGTTGCGCTCAGTATAACGCAACCGTAACAGATTTCACGCCGTTTGCAACAACCTTATCATAAAAAATCAATAGGCATGATTTTTTGCAATACCAGACTTATGAAAGGTGCGCCTGTTATCGATCCATTCTTCAACGTCTTTTGGCCGATAATAAACTCTAGTCCCTAGCTTGATAAATGGCGGCGCGTGCTTGGCTCCGCTAAATCTCCAATATTGAAGCGTCTTAACTGAAATGCCTGTCACATCAGATAATTGTGTTTCATCATATAATTGTATTTTGTCCATTGCTCACTCCGTTGTTCAAAAACTTGCAGTTACTGTAAACTGCTAAAAAAATAAAACCGTGGGCCAGAAAATAATATTGTGAAAAAACCGTGTTCTATTCCGATACGTTGTAATGCAGCCTAACCAGCGCATCCATGTAGTTGCGCTTGACCACCCTGCCATCAGTTCCCATGCCCAACAGCCTCGCTAGGCGTGTCCACGGCGCACCTCTGGCCTTGAACGCCGCGCTATGCGCGACTGCCCAGACCAGCTTGCGATCTGGCTCCGGCATCCGGGCCGTTAATTCCAATGCATAATCATAGTCACTGATCTGCTTTGACGTTGGCCGCAGAACTGTCTCACCTATCTGCGTCCATCCATAGCCATGCCAGTCATTGATAACATCAGGCCAAGCTGCCATTTTCTGCTTTCGAATGGCCGGTGGCAGGCGGCGATCTGTTTCGGCAGCTTCTAAGAACAGGCTATGTAGGCTGTTAACGTCTGTCATATGCCAACTCATGTCTTTCAATGAAATCACGCTGCTGAAACTGGTTCATCTGCCAGTAACTGGTTCTGGCATCTTTAAACGCCTCGACTGACAACTCATCTCTGAGCCGGTTCCATACTCTGTCCTGTCTTGCAGCCCAGCGATCCTTGCCGCTTTTATCCGCGACACACCTATAATGGTAATTTGTGTGCTTCACAGTACGGCTTATAAGCTGTTGTATTTGCTCACGTTGCAATTTTTCGCTTGACCGATTTTTTTCGCTTTGTAAAATCAGTGTTACACTCCCCGTGTGGCTAAAGTTTCACGCTTTTTCTCTTTAAACATTTATTAATTTCTGCCCTAGCCGATGATTGCTTCATAGCTACGCGATTAGGTTACATCACTGTGTAACCTAATAGGGCTACACTAGGCACGTGAGACAAATGGCTTGCTGTGCCTTTCTTTTGCTACAGCCTCGCGCCAGCACAAATCATTAGCGCATAGCAGCAATCTGTTTCCTGTCATAATCCAAGTCCCCTGATTGATCTTGTGATCCTTTCCGCACACCGCGCACGGCTCTGATTTGCCGCTTGGTGTCGCGCCCTTCGCTCTCCGCTTCATTGACCCATATCCCCATGATTTTATATGCCAAAGCGTGGCGCAGATAATCCAGCGTCAGCACACCCGGACTGCCCTTTAGATGCTCTGGCAATGCCTGATAGTTGTAATCCTGTTCTAGCTGCATATCGTTGCCCAAGCGGCGCACTGGCACGCTGTACGCCTCTGCTATGTAGAATAATCCGCAACCTAGCCCGATAAGGCGGCTGATCTCTCTATCAGCCTCTATCAATGCTGCCTCGCGGTTCATGCTTTGCTCTTGGCTGAGACAAAAGTCATGCCCAAGTTCTTTAAAGCCGTAGTCCTGCGTTGTGCGCGTAGCTTGCAAATTTCCACGGCATCAGCCTGCGACTTTGCCCTGACACAATATGATTTCTGGTAGGTCAGTTCTAACGTGACATCAAACTTTGGATGAGGTGGCTTATTCTTCATCGTCATCACCCCTCTCACCTGTTCCATCACATTCCGGGCATAAACCCGACTGCACACAGCCATAGCCATCCGGCTCATAGACCCAGCCGTTCTTGCAAGTGGTATAGCTGTTGCTATATCCGCACCCTTCAGCCACCAGCAGCCTCACACATTTGCCTGACGATGCTTGCCTGCGTTGTATCGCGCAGCTTGATCAGCGGCTTTAGATACGCCTCGACATGGCCAATGCGCTTTGCTGTGACGCAATAGACGCCGCAGCATTTCAGGCGCTCTTGGATATCCTTTTGATTTGCTGACAAGCTGCCGCCTTTCGGGCGCTTCAACTCGATCATTATCGGGCCTTTTGCAGCCTTGTCACGCCACCCGTTATCCGGCACAAAGATTTCCAGATCAGGCCAGCCTGCCGCCATGCCCAGCTTTTTCAAACGCACTTTGTAGGCAACATGACGCTTGCCTTCGTTGGGGCTGTGATGCCAGACACTACCCAGAGGCAAAGCCATTTGCAGCCAGTGAACGACATAGGTTTGCAATTCATCCTCTGTCATCATCAGTCAACAAGTAAAAGTCGTTGGGCTGCACCTCGCCATCAGTGATCCTGACAATTGCCTGCATAAATTTTGCTGATGGAATTTTGCGATCTTCATCGCCCGGCGGCAAACACCAGCGCCTCGTAACAGTGGCATGGGCAGCGCCTGTTTGGCGTGCTAACTCTGCAAATGACCAATCTTTGGCCAATCTGAAATCATTTAATGTCATGTATCCGTAATATGCCACTTGACACAGTAGGTCAAGTGGCCTTATCACCATAACATGGCTATGACACTTTATGACACGGTGATAACATGATGCTTATGAACAACCTGAAAAACATGATCAAGGCGTCTGATCGGACATTGCGCGATGTAGCCGCGCAAAAAGGCATCACGCCGGAATCAATCAGCCGCCAATGCAATGGTAAAACGCCTTTAAATGAGTATGACGCACAGGACTATGCCGAAATTCTAGGTTGTAATCCGTGGGATATCATGTACCAAAACCCGCCAGTGCCGTTGCTGGCCGCGATTATGCCGTGGGACGAAACCACTGATGAATATTTTGCAAAAAACGCGCCAGATTCCAAAATACCGACAAGCGACAACGGTGGAAAGCCACGGCTTTTTATCGCGCATGAATGGTGTACTGAGCGTTCGAAACGGTTTGAGAACAAGTCTGTTTTTCTGCATGACTATTACAAAGATGAGGTGATGGCTGTCTACTGGGATCACACAATCGATTTGCCAGAAAACAACACCTACTTAGCCAGCGCCATTGAGATTGTTGATGCAGAGCCATTGCGCACAAAAACAATATCGAAAGATTGTTTCGGCTATTTCAGCTATGCCATGACTGAGAATGGCGAGCTTCTCTATGGCATTTTATACCAAGCTGGCAAAAATAATTTTACTATAGAATCAGTAAATTTTGGGACGCATACAAATCTTAAACTGTTGTGGGCTGCCCCATCATTAGCGTTGATAACCCGCCCTGACTTACGCGGGGTAAAGATTGTTGAACGGCCCACGCCAAAATTAAAAGAGGTAATTGGCACCAAGGCACAGGTGGGGGGTGTTAAGTTAGAATAATATTTTACAATATGTAGCTTGACACTAAATGATATGGTCGTTAGAACCTTGGTAGATTGATTTCTATCGGGGTTTTTTTATGTCCTTACCACCAAGCACCAGTTGGGCTGCATCAAAACACTACCATCATCACAGTAACCCGGCGTCCCGCCCGGTGTGCCGCACTCTATTTGAAAAGTGCATTATCAGGCCAAAGGTCAACAAGGCTTGGATGATCATTAAGGGTGATCTGGTGGGCGATAAGCAAGCTGCCAGAGCGACCATTGATCTTTATGCAGATGACAATGCCAATATGCTGGCTGGCCGTGTTGTGCAGGATTGCGCCAATCTTGTTCTAATTGATGAGCATACGCTGGACGCAGCCATCAGGCAGGGCATGAGCCGGTTTGATGAATACCATCCACGCACTTGGGATGGCGGCAAAGATGAGCGCAAGCTGGCGGTCAATCGCGGTGAGTTTGCTGATGTGCTGACCAATGCCATCGAGGGCGTTAAAGAAGCGCACGCACTTTATGGCCTTAACCGCATTGAGGGCGAAAGCGAGATATTCGCCAATCTGCCGGGGCTAGAACTGCCTTACTCTGGCTTTCCAGATTTCTCACGGCGCATTGAGCTTAAAACAAAATGGTCAACTGCCACCGACACAAAGTCTGGCAAGCGGTCTGCCAGCCTGCCGAACAAACCCACGTGGCCACACATTTGTCAGGTGGCCGGTTACTGGTTTGGTACTGGCCTGATGCAGACCATCGTATACGCAAACGCCAAAGATTATCGTGTGTTTAACGAGGATAACTGTGAGCAGCTATCTAAAGATGGGCTGCAATCGGCAGTAAACCATATCGTTGCCAAATGCTCGATCCGCGAAAATCTACTCAAAAGCACAAATTCTGTGGACGAAATGCTGCGCCTCATTGAGCCAGATTTCGGACATATGTGGGCATGGGATATGCGCCCTGCCGTTCTTAATGAAGCCAAAAAATTATGGGGGTTCAAATGAACAAATACTTACAACTGCACATAGATCAGGCTAGTCACTCAACACGGCGGCGCTTTCGTATGACTTTTGGTGTGTTGCGTTGCTTGGGCTATCTGGCAATGATTTACGCCGTTGTCCTCTCGCTCTGGTGGACGCTGACCTTTGCCTTCGCCATGACACCGGGAATGTGATGATGGTGCAAGCAACGCTCTTTGAGGCCTTAGAGGCACCTAGAAACCAGCGAGAGGCGCGATTTCTAACTTTCCATCGGTCAAACCCTGTTGTTTATCAGCTATGGGATAAATTTACCCGCGAGGCATTGGCCAAGGGCCACAAGCGCGTTGGCTCTCAAATGATCATGGAACGTATTCGGTGGGAAACCACGATCAACATTATCGATGCGCGGCCTGATGGCGAGGCGCTGAAGATCAATGACCATCACAAGCCTTACTATGCGCGGCTGTGGATGAAGAACAACCCGGCCCATGTAGGGCTGTTTAACACAAGATCAGTTGAGGGTGACAATGAGTGAACTAGCAAAGGCTCTAGCTGAGTTTCAAGCGGCGCAGACAGGCTTGGATTTAGACAAGCAGGGCAACAGATCACAGTATGCCAGCGTTGGCTCTGTGATGACCAAGGTGAAGCAGGCCGCACAGCATGGCCTGTCTTTCAGCCAATTGGTTGATTATGAGGATGGTGTCGGCACGCATCTGAAAACCTACATCATGCACACCTCTGGCGAGGAAAAGGTGGGCCGTTATCCGATTGCAGTTGATGATATGACCAACAATCAGAAGCTGGGTTCAGCAATCAGCTATGCACGGCGATATGCATTGATGGCAGCACTTGGCATGGCTGCTGGCATTCAAGAGGTTGATTTTGACGATGATGACGATGGCGAGATCAATGGCGCACTAAAAGACCCACCAAAGCAAGCAGCCAAGGCATATGACCTCGATGCGCTTGAGACAAAAATCCAGACATTCAAATCACTGACCGGGCTGAACGCTTGGATCGGCGAGATGAATCCTGTGCTAACGGCGATGCACAAAGAAAACAACGCCGACTATAACCGCTTTTTTGCATTTTGGAAAAAACAGGAAAAGGACATATCCGATGGCAAGACCTGATTACAAAGGGGGCAACCCCAAACTACAGCGCGGGGTGGAAATCACTGACAATCTCCAAATAGGATTTTGGTTTAACATTGATGACCCTGATCTGCGTGCAAGGCTTGATGCCTATTACGCAGCGGCAGCGGCTGACAAGGAAAACGGATGGAAGCGAGAGCCGGGTGTGCAACTGCAAGTAAAAGTTGGCAACGAGTTTATGACCGTTTGCAAAAGCAGGCTGTGGCTTGACACCGGGCCACCAGCGGCACCGGCACCAGCACCGGCACCAGTCTATGCCCCTGCCCCGCCGCCTCACACAAACGTGCCTGACGCACCGCCACCACCAGCAGGCTATGGGGCAGCTAAAAATGGCTAGGCAGGCTCTGTATACGGTTAAAGAGGCGTGTGATGCGCTGTTTGGTGAGGGTTACAGCGAGGCCAGCCGCAAGCGTGTAAGGCGCTGGATCAGCAACGGCCAGTTGAACGCGATTCGAGACGGATCACGCTGGTTTATACCGCGTGGCGAAATTGCCAAAATGGGAGGTGATGTTGGACAAGAGAGCAACAAGCTGGACGCCTGAGAGGCGTGCGGCACATAGCATTGCGATGCGTAAAATGTGGGCTGAAAAACAGAGGGCGGCTGTCAAGCAAGTAGCCAAACCGCCAGAGACCAGTTGGTTACAGCAATTTTGGGAGAGGGTGAAAGGGGCGCGTTAGCGCCCTTTTTATGTGCCAAATATGGCGCTGGCTGTTGCTGACCTTGCCTTTTCTTGCTTGGCCTCGTTCTTTGAATAATGGCCATATTGTCGATATGTGAAAGATGGGTTGCTGTGACCCATGTGGGCAGCAACATCTGCCCAATCCTCACCTAAACCAGACAATTGCACGCTAGCGAAAAAATGCCTCATATCACCCCACACCATGCGCTCGATGCCTGCTCGTTTGCTGGCACGCTCAATTAACTCGCGCAGTGTTTTTTTCTGTTTTGGCAAGCCAGAGCCAGTTGCAAAAACCAGATCATCATCAGATTTGTACCGGCTCTGCAATTTCACCTCACGCAACACTTGGATAGTTTCAGCAGGCACTGGGATCGTGCGATAGCCACGCTTGGTTTTTGGCTCCCCAATGTTACTGCTTTCATTTTTAACAGCTTGCTTTACACGCACCGTGCCACCAGCAAAATCTACACAACCCCAAGATAAAGCACGTAACTCGCCCTGCCTCATACCTGATGACAACGCTGTGAGGATCATTGCACGGCTAACAATCGATTCGCCAACAACGCCCTTGGTTACCAGCTTCTGCACTGTTTCTGGTTGAATTTTGGGAGCGCGATCCGCAATCTCTGTAGACAGACCAAATGAAACCTTGTCCAACGGGTTTAGATCAATCCACCCTTTACCTTGGCAATAATTAAAAAACGCTTTCATAACTTTGATGCGTTTTTCAGCGGTGGATTTGCTCGCACTTTTCGCTTTTATCTCGCGCTTGAAAGCCGCTGCCAAATCATCTTTGTTTGATTTTGAAATTGTTTTTGCCAGATCATACTTACCGAATGGCCTTCCATCGACCTTTATTGCTAACGCAAAATCCACACCACGCCGCAAGTCGTTATAGTGAGGTTCGCTGATTTCGCCATCTTCAACCCTGCGCATTTGAGACTTTAAAAAAACAACGGCAGCATCACTGCATTTAGTTACAGCAACCGGCGCTGCAATCTGCCCAGTCAAAAATTTGGCCTTCAGCATTTCAGCTTGTTCCAGCGCCGCTGCTTCAGTTTCGAATCTGCCGTGATTGACACTCAACCCTACACGCGATGCGTTGATTGTGTAATAGCCACGCTTTGCCCAAAATTTTACTGATAAATCTTTCATCACAAGCTCCCAATTGTCTTATTGCGCTTGCTATATTGACACAAAAGGTCACGTATTTAAAGAAAAACTATAACAAAACTATAACAAACCTATAACAACGCAAAAAAACAGCCCCCAGCCGTTAAAGGCTGAGGGCTTGTTTTTGAGGCTATGCCTCGGTTTGGGGATGGCGGGAGTGACGGGACTCGAACCCGCGGCCTCTGGCGTGACAGTCACGATTTTGGTGGTTTTTGAACACCTAAAATGGCGGTTTCCCGCCGTTTTTGTGATTTCATGGTATTTGCTGGGAACCCAAAACCTATAACAAAACTATAACAGTTATGCCTTTGCCTTACGCTTTTTTGCCGTCTTAGCAGATTGCTTGAACGCAGCGGCTGTCGGTGCGCCTTTGCTGCCGACTTTTCTCATGCGTTCTGGCTTTCTACCAGCCGCTTTTTGCGCTTTGATTCGCGCACGTTTTCTAGCAATGTTGCGGTATAATCCGGGTCGTTTCATTATCAAACCCTCCGCAAACTACGGCCACCCATGCGGCCACCCATGCGGCCAGCAGGCTTTTTGTTAGCTGCTGTTTTTGTCTGTTTCTTTTTCTTCATTGGTTTTTTCATATATCCGGGCATCTTCTTACCTTCCTGCTCTGCGCATAGCCGCCCTATGCGCTTCTGTGAATGTCTTACCGCCGCGCATTGCTTTACGCATTGATGTGATATGCTTTGCAGTATGATGGGCGCGATGGCGCTTCAGCGCGGCTTCCTGCCGTGCCGTTAAAGCTTTTGGTTTCCGCATTATGATCTCCGCGATTTTTTGCCAGCGCATTTCCAACGCTTGCGAGATAGCCGCAAAGGGCTATTGGGATTCTTTGCTGCTTTCGGATTCTTTCTCATCTGACCGGCTGATCTGGCGCAGTAGCTATCACCCTTGCTGGTGCCTGCGCGTACACGCGGCCCACCACCCTTGGCCTTACCAGCTTGGCCATAGCTGACCTTTTTGCCTGTCGCTGTGATTTTAACCTTGGCCTTGCCTTTAGCTGGCGTTAACCTAGCCATCTTTTAACAGCCCCTGCCGATAGCCCTTGGCCTTGCTGTATGTCAGTGTCTCGCGCCTGCCGTCCTCTGCATAAGAGCAGTGAACCCAGCCGCTATTGCCGCCCGTATAGCACTCTAAAATCAGTTGATCGAATGGCAGATTATCCTCGATCCAGCGTGCTAAATCGTAGTTGTCCACCCCGGCCACCTCAAAGTCGGCTGCTGCCGCGCCATTGTTACAAGTATGCTGACTTGTCATTTTTGAGCCTATCGACACACATAACTCTGGTGAACGGAATCCTGACGATACAATGAACGATCCAAACTCATTGCGAATGGGCTGCAATATGTTTTCACACAGCGCTTCTAACGCACCGATCTGGTCAGTGTCTGGCAAATTTGGGATGCCCTTGCGTTCTGCCGTTTGGCTTTTACACAATTCATCAAGCGTGAAATTTTGTGAAAGTCTCATTTTTTATCCTTCACTTTGCCAACGACACCTTCGAGCATCCCGCCGCCAAAGTAGAATGCCAGAATGGTCAGCATTGCCTCACCAACGTAAAAATCATCGATGACTTGCTTTATTTCAGGAATGTTGGCCTGACCCATCAAGGTCATTACAAGCACAAGGAAAAACGAAATGAGGAATGTGCCGGTGAACATGAGGGCCAGATAGCGCTGCGCTACTTTAAACGGCGCATAGGCTTTCATTGTGTCAATCTTGGCCTGCGCTTTGACGCGCTCCATTTCCTCATCAGAACTGTGGACATCATCAATCAAGTCCATGCCTTTTTTGATGACATCACCATTGCCCAATATGGACGCAAGAACTGCAAGCATATTATTTCCTATCTATCCAAGTCGTAAAGCCCATGTAAGCGCCAACAACGCCTGACAAACTGATATACAGCAGTGGGCTGACCTCACTGAGCAGCTTGATGCGGCTATCAGGCACAAAGGGCATAAACAGCATGATTGTGTAGACGCCAATGCCGATTAGCGAGTATCGAGCCAAGCGCAGTTGTGCTAGGTGCTTGCGTGATCTGTCCTCGAACTCGCGTATCTCTTTTGCGCGTTCAATCTCCGCATCGCTTACAATGCCGTCATCATCCAGGTCGTACTTTTCAAACTCGCTGGACGGCTCAAGTTTTTTCTGGACCACGGTTTTACTGGCCAGATATGTTAGCCTGCATATTGGCCACAAAAGCGTTTACCGCTTCAGCAAGTTCAGGGTCTTTGCCCGGTAAAACGGCAAGGCGACCAAGCTGTACTGCTAACGGATTAACGCCACGATTTGTTGCCTGTGCAGTTGTTTTTAGCCAGCGGACAAACTTCGGTGATGTCATTAGCTTGGCCGCGTATCGTGGAGCAAGCAACGCGCCACCGCCATACGCCGCCATTGAGCCTGCGCCACTAAAGTCGCCAGCGAAAGCCAAACCACCAGCCGCACCAAGCGAAACAATAGTCGCGCCAATTTGAGAATATCCAGCCAAAGTTACACCGGAACGTGAACGGTTGATTTCTCCAATATTTTCAACCGCTACTTCAGCAAGACGAGCGAGCGAATCAAGCTCTTTACGAACCTCTTTAAATCTAGGCGCACCAAACAAAATGTCTTTGCTGCGTTTGTCCATGTTGCGCCAGTTTCTTAAAAAAACATTTGCAGACCATTCGCCACCACCTTCGGTTGCAGACCCACTTATGCCAAGGCGTCCCATAACGCTTGCGCTTACTGCGTCACGCTCCTCTCTATTGAGAACCTTAAAAACGTCTCTAATTCGCTGGCCACCTCGCCTGCCTTCTTGCATCGCAAAACTGAAAACTTGGCTATCCAAATTTTGGCGTGTAATTTTCGCTATGGTTTTGAGCTGGTCATTTGCGGTCTGCCGCGTGTAATCGTTTGCGCGGCGCAACAAACGCGCTGCCTCTGGGTTGGCGGCAGTAACCGCGCTGTCGATTTCTTCCGTCAGTGCCTTGTAAATGCTAGGCAGCTTTTCATCACCAGCCTTTGCTACTCTCACAGTTTTGCCTGGAAGCGTTGAACCGATAGTTTTGCCAATATTTGTGCGTATATTCCTAGCAGTTCTCAAATCAAATTCACCACCAACAGCGTCTGCGTTTTTCAATATTGCATCTAGTTTTTTTAATACCGGCGCATATTCCTCTTTTAATGCGTTGGGTGCGGCTGCTAATTCTGTTTTTAATTCTGCTTGCAATGTACGCAATGAACCCATTGGTATGCTGATCTCACCAGCGGCGTCATAAGCAGCGTCATAAAGACTTTCTTTTTTGGCCGCGATGCGGTCAAAAGCAGATTCCGCTCCCGCGCGAATAGTGCTGCCAATTACCTCTGGACTGCCTTGTGGATCACCAAATTTCCTTGCAATCCGTTTGGAAGCGTCCCCAAGCTCGTCAATCACGCGAGCGCGGTTCGTCCTAATTATATCGGATGCGGTGAAAAACGATGCTAACGCTTCTTCGGCCTGCCCAACTGATGGACGCCCTGTCAATGTTGCCGCTGTCGGCTGTACATCAAGTCTAGCAAAATCCTCTGCCCTTTGCCCAGGGCTGATGCCTGTTAACAGTTGCGTGCCTTTTTGGATACCAGTCTTTACCCCTCTGAACGCTGCGTCCGCCGCTCGGCCCCCCGCCATTTCTAAGCCAATATTAGTTGCAGCCTGACCTGTTTCTTGCAGTGGCGTACCGCGTGGTATAGCACCACCAGATATCATATCCATAGTGCGGTCATACATTTGACCACCGAACTCTGCGCCAAGGGCAGCGCCTGCTGGCACGGTGTAGACTTCTTCAGGCGTTAGAGCCTGTGGCCCCATTTGTCCAACAGCGAGTGGTATCGCGCCGCCAACCAATCCACCCGCAGTTTCTGCAATAGTGCGACCGCCTTCAACAATATCTCCGACATCAACCTTTGGTGGGAAAAAAGATTGAAAGAAACCTGGTGGGTCAAGCACTTGAATAGTGCCGTCATTTTGTAAAAAATAAATAGCGTCAGCGTCTATTTTTTTTCTTAAAGTATTGTTGTCGGGATTTTTGGCAAGTATGTCTGACCCACGGCGCACATCGTCATAATACTGCCCTAGAACTTCAACCTTTTGGTTGTCTGGCACAGACGCCAGAACTTCTCTGATGGCTAATGGCGCACCAGTTAAATTTTCAGCTAATTTTGCCATGTTTCACCTAAAATTCAATGTCGCCAGGGTCATCGTCACTTGTCATGGCGAATTCCAGTTTGATTAATCCAGGAATATTTCGGCCTGCACTAAAAGCATCCACATTTGTATTAAAATTGTTGACAAGCCTTTTAAGCTTAAATCTCACAGTTTCAGCCGTATCGGTTGCGGCAGGCAAAATTTGATTGAAAAAGAATTGTCTTTCCTCTGGAGGCGCAGTTGCGCCAGATCGGTCGCGTGTTGTTAAATCTGCCAAATTGTTTAGGGCATTTTTAATTATTTGAATATCTCCGCTAAACGCACCAGCAGCAGGCGTGTTCAATCCGACTACCAATGATCTATTGACATCGCCACCTAAACCGTCAGGAAACAATTTGTTTAAAACAGCGTTCAAATCAACTTTTGCAGACGACAAGTTAGCTACAAATTTAGATTCGGTTGATGAAAGTTGCGCTGGTTTTTGGGCTACAACTGTACCGCCTGGTATGCCAGCAACGTCAGCGCCGCCTGTTGTGCCAGCGGTTGGATCGCCTTGCAATGCGGCGTCTCCCGTGACCGTCTGACCGCCAGTGATGGAGCTTACGTCTAAGCCAGGTTGCATTACGGTAACAGTGCCGCCTGCTCCGTCAGGCACTACCACCGGACGTGGCCTAGCTAAATCTTTAGTAAATAAATCTAATCGCATTTGCTCCTGTTGCGTCAGGTTATCTGTTTGGCTTAATCGAATCACTTCATTAATTTGATCGAAACGGTTTGAAATATCACCAGAAACTTGTGAACCACTGGGCGGAAAGATTGCACCGAGCGTGTCTATTTGATAAACGCCCAAACTAGGGTCACGCCCTGTGGCCTTAACCTCATCTGGAGTCATATCTCGCCTAGTGTTTTTAGGTGTTCTACCAGCAACGGTGGTTTGATAATTTGCCGCCGCAGTTAGGGCCGGTATTTCCATGCCCGGCACTCGACCCAATGTAGTTATAGCGGATGGAATATTATCACCCAGACCCGTCAAAGCGTTTGCTAATTGATTGCTATATTCACTCTCACGCTCGACTTGTGCGTCACCAGCCCTGCGCTGTAGGTATGCGCCAATCAATGCGCTAGACAGCCTGCCTAGCCCTTGCAGTGGCGTCCTAACAGGCGCAGAACTAGCGCCCTGTCCCATCAGCGTCTGGCCTAATATGCGGCGCGGATCAGACTGAAATGCCTGATTTAGCTGCTGATACTGCATTGAAGGCCGCGTGTTACCCAGCCCCAGCATTTGCCTTGGATTTAGTGCCATGTTTTACCCCTATGAAAGCAGATAAGCTGCGCCGAGGTTTCCGGCGAGGCCGAATAAACCGCCTAAGTTTGCTGATTGACTTTGCATTGCCTGATTATAGGCATTCTGTTGCGCCGCCATCTGTGCAGCAAAGGCACCCTGCGTGTCGATTGATCCCGGTGCAAAGAACGATGCCTGCTGCACTTGTGGGCCACCAAGCAGTGCCGCCAGTTCGTTAAAGTTCTGACCGCGCAGCGCGTTACGCTCTGCAATCTGACGGCTACGATTCTGATTGGCAATCTGATTAGAAAGCAACTGGTTAGCAACAGTATCTTGACGCGCTGCATTAGCCAATTGCGCGTTTGCTGCTGCTTGTCCAAAGCCTTGGCCTTGTGCCGCCAGACCGAACTCGCCAGCCGCCGCACGCTCACCAAACTCCTGTTGCCGCGCCGCACGCGATTGGTTGACCAGCCGGTCTGATTCCTGCCCCGCCGCCAATGTGGCCTGCTGCGCCAGCCGACCAAGCTGTTCGCCTTGCTGGCTCTCAAATCGGTTTATGGCTGAATCATAAGCCTCTGAGGTAATTGGAATACCTCTGTCAGCAAGGTTCTGCTCAAGGGTTTCCCTTTGCCGTGTAAACTCTGGCTGCAACAGCCCTAGCTGTCGGTTGTAGAGGGTTTGCTCTATGTTGCTACGAAACGCCTCTGGATCACTTTGCAGGGCTGTCAGGCCGGTTGTGTCAATGCCAGTTGGCAAAGCTGTCGGGCTGTTGATGCTGCTTTGGAACGCAGGCAGGCCAGTGGTCGGGTCAATGTTCTGTGCCGCCGTAATGCCTGCTAAAGTAGGGGCTGTTCTAAACGGATTCTGAAAATCTGGGTCAGCCTCATAGATCGGTGAGCCGTCAGGGTTTTGCCCCGTAACAGTGCGACCAGAAATACGGTCAAACGCTACATTGCCAAGACCCAGACCAGTGCCTTCGGTAGCGGCACGCATCTGCGCTTGATACGGCGTTTCCTGCGTGAACGCAGCGGTTTGAAAGTCACCATCTTCCGGCGCCCTGCCCTGCATGAATTGACCTTGATCACCTACATAACCAAATAACAAATTGCCCTGCGGCGTGTATTGGTTGATGCGGTTCGCGTCAGCTTGAGCGTTGATTAACTCGTTAGGATTTGGCGCGGGTGGTGGTGATGGCGCTCTCTTGCCCATTATTTTGTGTCCTTATCCATTTACATTCGCTTCTTAACATTCCCCACAAGATTGCATCATGCGGTGGGTATAGCTGCCGCAGCCTGCCCTCTTGCGTGAAGCCAAGCTGGCGGTTCATCTTCATGGCCTTGTCGTTGGCCTCATTGCACGATACGAGCAGTCTGTGTGCGCCCACCTGATTGAACGGGTAGGCAAACAGCGTGAACAGGACAGACCGATTTGCCCAGCGCCGGGAGGAAGCAGCTATTGACGCCTCGATCTGCCCATCCCGATAATCGTGATACACAGCGGCGCAAATGATCTTGCCATCACGCTCAACGCCGATTGCGGTGCTTGGGCCAAAGCCATCAATGCCAATGCGTTTTGCTGCCCACGATTTTAGATAGTCATCAGCCTCAAATATCAGCCGGTTCACTTTTGGCTTTCCCGAATCTCTGTAAGAGTTTCTTGGATCGTCATTTCTTTCTTGGCATTTGGGTCATATTTGCATTCATATTGGTTTGGTATAAATTCCATATACTCAAAGAACTGCGTTTCGATGGTGTTATTAGCGCCCTTGAAAACACAGACAGTCTGCTTGTTGTCTAGTGTTTCACATTTCACTTTTCGGCAAGTGACCATCACATCATCTGCGGCTGCTTGATAAACAAAGAACGCAGTCAAACCGGCAACCAATATGCCGACAACAACAATTAGAACAGTGAACACTGTCCACAAATCATCAACTGTTTCCTTTCGCGCTGCCGCCCTCTGCCGCCGAATTATGACCTCTTTTTCTTTGACCTCTTTGACCCGGCGTGCGCGTTCTTCAACAATTCCGCGCCAAGTCCCGTGGCCAAACCGCATATCAACTAAATGGGCAATCTCCCGCATTTGCTCTTGAGCCAGCCTTGCGTTGATTGTCTCTAAAGCAACATCGCCAATCCCATCAAGACTGCTAACGCCAGACTTTTTTGCGCGTTGTTGCTGGACTTGCTTTTCGCCCTCAAACAGCTTGTCGATAAAACCAGCAATTTCGCCAATGTCTTTGGCAGTGCCGATGGCGCTTTTGATACCGTCCACGCTGGCCTTGACCAGTGCGATACCAGCCAATGCGGTGGAAATCGGTTCCATGTCAGTACACTTTCATATTCTCAGTGATGGCTTCCGGGATGCAATATGCTGTGATCTTTTGCCCTTGAGCGTGCAACTTTTTAGCAAAATAAACGCAGTCATTTATGTCTCTAAAACGCATCGTTTCAGGCACGCGCCTGCGATCCTCTCCAGTGCCTATGAAAACATGGAGGCTGAAAGCAACGAGGATTTCCATTAATTATGTTAGGATGATGCCTAAAAGCAGCACGATAGTCGTGCCAGCCGTGCCAATCATAATGTGTTCGATGCGCTTGATACGCAGAATGGTCTCTTTCCAGCGTTCCGCGCAGACCGCCTCATGGGTGTCGATTTGTGCTTGGACAGATGCAGCGGTGGGCTTAGACACTTTGTGCATCCATCGCAGCTTGATACGCAGTCTTCACACTATCGCTCCACACAGCATTACAAATGCCCTGCACCTCTGCGCTTTCGCCAGAGATGTCTGTGTCGCCCCAAGTGTCGCCGGTCTTGGTGCTTGGCTGCAAAACGTGCCGTGAAAAGCTACGGCTAATCTCTTCGCCATCACGCTTAATGACTGTTGCTGTGCGTACTTGAACGACTGAAAATGTGCCGCTGTTCACGATTTCGATTTTGTCTTGGATTGTTTCTTCTGTAAGCATTTTTATCTCCTATGCTTGGACTGTCCGACCTGATAATCCAATCAAGTTATGCTACCGTATATTGTGCAGATATTTCTAAATAACGCCCTGTGCCGGCAGCGTGTTGCAAAATATCCCAAGTTGTGCTGTCCCCAGATAGATATGGAAATAGGTTTGTTCCAGAAACTTGCACGCTTAAACTCGTCAGGCCAGTGGGGAAATCAAAAAGATACGCAGCGCAGTTGCCTGACGAAGCAAATGAGTTGTTTGGGGTGTATGGCAACCCAGACACATAAACATTACCAGAAGCCCCCGCATTGCTAATATTAGAAAATTTTATTTCAACATAAACTTTACGGCCTACTTTAGTGTATTCTCCTGTTGCAGTAACTGCCGTTGTTGGGTCAGAACCGACACCTTTAAGAGTACCTGTCCAAGTGCCTTCCTCATAATCATCCAAATAATTAGCAGAACCTGTGCCGCCCAAGTAGACACCGCCGCCAACTTGAATATCGCCAGCAGCAGTAATGTATCCATCATCTCTCACTGCAAACTTTTGGGCGAGGCTGCTGTTATAGCAGACCAAAATGCTGCTTCCAGAGCCGTCAGTTGCACCAGCCACGGTCAGTGCGCGGGTGCTAGCTATCGCGTCAACTCCAATAGACGCATGACCTGTGATAGCTGTATCGCCCGTTATATCCGCGCCTGTGCTGCTCGTAGCGATTCTAAGGGCATTGTCGTAGTAAAGACCTGCCGCACCATTACTGTAAAAATCTGCTTTTGTTTCATTGCCAGCAGCATTACGAATAATCAGTTCGTCTGCTTGAATCAAAAGATTGCCTGTGCCAGCATCCACAATTCGGCTAGATGACCCATCGTGATAAATCTGCAAGTCAGACCCAGCACCAAACATAGCTTTAGCATTGTCTGGGAACAGAATATCATCCGTGCCAGTCGGCACAGTAAATACTGTAGCATCTGCATCGTTTTTCAGGGTGATGTCTGATGTAGAGCCTTGTCCTGTCAGGATAAGCCCTTCTGCGCTAGTGTAGCCAATCGCTGCGTTGTCACCAGCAGAGGTATCGGCTGTGGCCTCTAGGGTGCCGCCAGTGATTACGCCTGTCGTTGTAATTGCAGAAGCACCGTTGTCGATTGCGCCAAAGCCGCTAGTGATACTGCCAGAGTTTAGTGCGCCAGTTGTGACGATGTTGGAACTACCAGCCGCTGGTGCTGCCGCAATGTCTGATAGCACCTCTGCCGCAGACCGGCCTTCGATAGCTGTGCCAGCCACGCGCAGGAAATCATCGTCTGCAACGCCGCTGGTAAACTTAGGCACATTGTTGTTTGAGATGCCTGTGTCCAGCGTGGCGGTGGCTGTGATCGCCGTGCCGTTCAGTGTTATTGCATCGGCTTCCAGCGTGCCATCAAAGTCTCCATCTACTGCGTCTATGTTACCCTTAAATATAGTTGATGTAATAGTGCCTGTGCTTGGATTGTAAGTGAGATTACCATCCATCTCTAGGCCAACATTACCTGTGCTAGCGGTGGCATCCTCTACAAAAGTAATAAGGTTTTCTTCGTTTGTGCTTTCGTTATCAGTGACCAAAACGTGAGCAGAGTTAGTGGCGTCAGTAACGGTGACACCCGCAATAACGGTATTCAGTGCTGTGCCATTGACAGTGATTGCATCAGCCTCAAGTGTGCCATCAATGTCAGCATCACCGCTAATGTCCAGTGACCCGGCGTCTAGCTCACCTGTAAGCGTGACGTTGCGGAAGCTGGCAATGTCCTTGTTACCATCCACGACCACGGCCTTGTTAGCCGCCACAGTGCCGTTAGTTATACCGTCCAGCTTTTCTAGCTCTGCCTCGCTGATGACCGCGCCTGATCCCAGCGTCAGATCACCACCGACTGTCAGATTTCCTGCAACCGCCGTGGTGCTGCTGGCGACAGTGCTGTTTGGAGTATGTGTGAGATAGCTGACAAAGCTGCCACTGATCTTGCTGGCCATAGTGAGCGTGCCGCCATCAGCAATCCCGACCTTATGCTGGTCAGCATTATCATCGCCCTGATCGGCCTTTAGCACGATGCCAAGCGCCGCGCCTTCTACATTGGCCGCAATCTCTAGGCTGTCATTGGTGCTTTCATCATATTGGATCGTGATGTCACTATTAGTGCCAAGGATGATGGTCTTGTTGTCAGGCAGCGTGATGCCTTGTGCAAACGGTATTGCTGCCGTGCAAGTCTGGGTGCCATCCTTGAGGATGCAAGTAGACAGGCCAGTAGCCATGCCATCGAATTCTTGATCCATGCGAGATGCAAGGATTTTAACGCCGTTATCACGATCCGTTGTCCAGTCGTAAAGCCGCGAGAATGTACCGCCTGAAAATGCCATTAGATTGGGCCTCCGGGTGCAAATGTGTAATGTGCGCTAATAAAGCTGATGGTTTGCGTGCTGGTTGCGACCTTGATCCGCAATGCTGCTGAATATCCAAGCCGATTTACTGCCTTGCGGCGCTTGGTAACGCCTGCGCCAGTTGTGTCAGCCCAGAAGAAATCATCCCAAGTGGCCGTGTCCCAAGACGCAAGATTTGATGCGAATGTCACCGGGGATACGTCAATTGTGGTGGTCGGTGCTTGATCAACGCCTACACCAAAGCTGAACACAATATCTGTCTCACCCTCAAGCATCGGCTGTACGCTGCTAAAGCGTTTGACGCCGCCGCGATCACCAAAATAATTGTATGCCGTAGCCACATCACCAGTGATGTTTTCGCCGTTATCGGCATCACCGCCCACCTTGAACACAACGCCGGATGCGCTGCCAAAGTATGTATCACCGTTAAACTGCCCCCAGACATGGGCTGGCATATTCTCAAAGATGCACCAAGCCCTGATGATGGGATTGAAAACGTGCTGATTGAACGGATCAGGTTCACCAGTTGGATAATTGAAAATCACCTTGTCACCGTCTGGGCTGACAAATATTTGCCAACCAGTGGTAGTGCCGGTGGCTTTGACTTGTGCAATGACTGTGCCGCGAATTTTCTCTGATATGGCCGCTGCCTTGTTGCCAACAATGTCCTGCCTGACAACTTGGCTCAGAGGCAAATAACCCTCTTTTGTCATCACGATGACATCGCCGCCTAACTTGGCAATAGCGCGTTTTTCTGCAATCGGCTCTGCAATGCGGAATGTGCCTACCAGAGAAAAGTCGCTGCCGGGGTTCGAACCTGAGTAAATAAGAACCTCGCCGCTAGTCATTATAATACAAAGTAAATCCTCAACACCTTCGCCACCGTCTAAAGTGAGAGTGTTGATCATCACAATGTTACCGCCGAATGTGCCAACAAGGCCAACCGGGAACTTTGTAAAATTGCCGGTGAATGTGTCCACGGTGGCGCTGTAATAAAAATTCTGGCTTGTGCCTGTCCAGTAGTACACGCGGTTCTTATGGGCATGGACGCCGGTTAATGTATTGGGATTAACACTATCAGAGAGCGTAATTGACAGATCAGATGCGCTTGAGCCGTTCCATGAAAACGGCACATTAGCACCAGACGGTACAACCACTGTCACGTTGTTGAACTCAATATGCTCTGCCCTGCCATTAGCAAGGCCGGTCTTCTTGCTAACGGCTGTCCCGCTGTCGATCTGGTAAAACGTGCCATTGCTACCAATCGCCAGCAACTGCCGGTTTGCGCCTGCGTTATGCTCAATCAGCGTTTCTACATTACCGCTGCCAACGCCGGTGCAAAATGATGTATAGCCATCGCGTAATGTGACCTTTTCCACAGTTGGGAAAAAGTTGGACATAATCAGCGCGTCTGTTGGCGGCATCGCATCAATGGAATCACGGCTGTTTAGACCGCCGACCGGGGCTGGCACAGATGCCGCTTTGACGCGGTATCCTCTACTTGTTGGCAGAGCCGCTAACATCAGACCGCACCATAGCCGCTATCAGGCAGATTGTAGCTGTATGGGCTGACCAGCAAGCGTCTGGCATCATCGAGGCTAATGACCGGCGCACCGCCTGCGCGGCTGATGGCTTGGCGCAGTTCTAG